GTGGCACAGGCAACTGGAGCGACACAGCACGCTGGTCTACGACATCTGGAACAGGCAGCGGAGCCTCTGTGCCACGCAGCCACGATGATGTTGTGTTTGATTCAGGCAGCAATGGGACAGCCTACACGGCCACGGTGAACGCTGTTACAGGCGGCATCAGGATGAAGTCGTTGACCATTGCTGGTCCTGCGTCTGGGAATGTGACGTTGGCGGGTTCTACAACCATTAACGGCATCCACGGCAATGTGACGCTGCCTGCGACGGGGTTGACGCGGACGTATACGGGCAATATTACGCTTTCTAGTAATTCCACTGGACAGACGTTTACGACGAATGGAGTGACGCTGGCGTCAAATGTTTTTATAGACGGCGTTGATTGTGCGTGGACGCTTGGTAGTGCATTAAATATGGGAACGTCAATACTGACGGTTACCAACGGGTCTTTTGACCTTGCTACATATAACTTGACCGCCGGCCAAATTTCATCAAACAACGGAAACTCTAGAACGATTGACTTTGACACGGGGACCACTGAGATTTCAAGTACCCCGCCAATAGACTTTGGCACCACAGAAACCAACCGAGCCAACCTAACCGTCACTGCAAGCACATCTCAAATCAACTGTTCTGCAACGTCTGCAACATTCTCCGGCAACAACCAAACCTTCTACAACGTCAGCTTTACAAGCCTAAACGCAGGTACTGTTACCATCAACGGCACCAACAGCTTCAACAACCTGTCCTTCACCGGCATCACTGCTGCCGGCCTGAAGAACATCTCCGTCACCGCCAACCAAACCGTCACAGGCACGCTCACCTTCTCCGCAGGCACAGACGCCACCATGCGGCATTTCTGCCGCAGCGACACCATCGGCACCACCCGCACCATTACGGCTAACGCCGTGTCAATGACCGACGTTGACTTCCGTGACATCACCATCGCCGGTGCTGCTGCTCCTGCCTCTGGTACGCGCATAGGCGACTGCAAAGGCAACAGCGGTGTTACGTTCACGGCTGCGGCGAACAAGTATTGGAACCTTGCTGCTGGCGGCGACTGGGGCGGTGCTATTGGTTGGGCTACAGGCAGCGGCGGTACACCGAACATCAACGACTTCCCGTTGGCACAGGACACCTGCTTCTTTGAAGCTACGGGGCTGAACAGCGGCGCCTCCATAAGCATGAACGCAGACTATCATGTTGGTGCAGTTGATATGTCTGCAAGAACCGCCAATACAATACTGTTCCTCACATCAAACAGAACAATATCAGTTTACGGTAATTGGATTAACGGCACGGGGACAACTGTTAGTAATAATGGTTTGCTCTTTTTTGCTGGGAGGGGTTCACAGACCCTTACTAGCGCTGGAGTTTCTTTTGCTTCAAGGCTGGAAGTTAATTCTCCTGGTGGTACGTTGACGCTACAGGACGCCTATCAATCAAGCAACACGAATACCGGCGCGATAGCTTTAACTTCTGGCACGTTTAATGCTGTTACATATAATGTAACCCTTGGCTCTGGCGGCACGTTTACTGTTTCTGGCGCAGCTACGCGCACGGTTGCAGTTGGTTCTGGTACATGGACGAGTTCAGGAATCGGGTCTGCTTGGAACGCGACTACATCCACCAACCTCACCGTCACCGGCACAGGCACCATCAGCCTCACCTCTGCATCTGCCAAGACCTTCGTAGGCGGCAGCATCTCCTACAGCGGCATCACTCTCAACCAAGGCGGTGTAGGCACGCTGTCCGTTAACGGCAACAACACCTTCGCCAACATCACCAACACCTACAGCGCCACTGGTGCCACCACCATTGCCTTTGGCACGACGACACAGCGTGTTGGCAGCTTCACTGCCACTGGTGAAGCCGGTAGGGTGTTGACGTTGACGGGGAGTTCTGCCTCCTCCCCCGCGACGCTGGTGCTGACCTCGGGCACGGTGACCACGCCTGACTACCTGACGATCACCGGCATCCGCGCCTACGACTTGACCACAACGTGGTACGCCGGAGCGAACTCAACCAACAACGGGTCGCTGGGCTGGTACTTTGAGTCGGCAACGCCGCCGCCGGTAGTCACGACCGGCGTGTTCTTGATGTTCTGCCGGTGGTGATTGGGTACAGTTGGAGGCCACTTGGTGGCGAGAAAACATGAGCTTGAACATGCAACAGAAGGCCGATCTGACGGCGGAGGCGATGAAGGCCGCTCCGCCTGTCACGGTGGCTGGCGCGACCGTCGCCGGCATCCAGGTGAACGATCTGATCCTGTGGGCCACGTTGGTCTATGTGGTGTTGCAGATCGCGTTCTTGCTGTACAGGTGGCACAAGATGCACACGACCAAGAAGGGAGAAAGTAATGGACCTGACTGATCTGCGCACGCTCAAGGCCCAGGCGGCGGTTGAGCTTCAGAGGCTTGAGGCCCAGGCTACGGCAAAGGAGGTCGCTGCCAAATCAATCGGCAAGACGGCCATCATTTGGATCTTCCTGCTGGTGCTTGTGGGCGTGGTGTCGTCGGCCTTCTTGGCATCTGAGGCGCTGCCGGCCGTGATCGGACTGGTGGCCACGGCCACGATGGCTTTGATCCAGATGGTCAACGGCATCGTGAACGAGGCCAAGAAGGAAGAGAAGCCGGAGATCACGATCATCAAGGAGTTGATCAGCCGGCTGGACAAACCTGAGCGTCAGGAGCCGACCATGAAGGTCAACGTCGAAGGCGACCGTGTCACCGTTCAGCGCGGCGACGATGTCATCTCCACCAAGGGGTAACTATGCTCTCTTTGCTTTCGACCCTCGGTGGTCTGCTGATCAGCGGCCTGCCCAAGCTGCTGGAGTTTTTCCAAAACAAGTCTGATCAGAAGCACGAGATTGCCCTGGCGCGTCTGCAGACCGAGCGAGAGCTCCAGCTTGCGGCTCAGGGGTACGCCTCCCAGGCCAAGATGGAGGAGATCCGCGTCGAGCAGGTGGCGATGCAGACCGAGGCGCAGATGACCGAGGCGGCGCTCAGGCACGATGAGAAGGTGCTGGAGAAGGCCAGCCGCTGGGTTGCCAACTACGTCGGCACGGTGCGGCCGACCGTGACCTACATCTTCATCATCGAGTTGGTCCTGATCAACGCTGCTCTGACGCTGTACGTCTGGAAGCATCCGGGCCTGATCCAGTCGGTGGATGACCTGATCCGGGTGACGGCGATCATCTTCAGCGAGGACGAGATGGCCATGCTGGGCGGGATCATCGGGTTCTGGTTCGGCAGTCGGCAGTGGAGCAAGAAGTGAAGCTGAGCCCGGAGGGCGCTGCGCTGATGCACCGGTACGAGGGCTACAGGAACAAGCCCTACCTGTGCCCTGCGCACATCTGGACGATCGGGTACGGGCACGTCCTGTACCAAGACCAGATTCAGCTTCCCATGGTTCGCAAGGAGGGGTATGAAGGCTTCATCAGGCGGGATTACCCGCTACGTCCGGAGCACAACCGTGTCTGGTCAAAGCAGGAGATCGATGCGCTTTTCGACACTGACGTCGCTGCTTTTGAGCGAGGTGTTCTACGTCTGGTTCCCGGCTGTGCTGGTCGTCAAGGGCGGTTTGACGCTCTGGTCTCTTTTGCGTACAACGCCGGTCTAGGCAACCTGCAGCGCAGCCAGATCAGGATGAAGGCCAACCGCGGCGACATTGAAGGGGCGGCTGACGCGTTCATGCAGTGGACGAAGGCCGGCGGCCGGGAGCTTCCCGGGCTTGTGAGGCGGCGTACGGATGAACGTGCGCTGTTTCTGAGATGAGCGCAGTCAAGACCGATCCTGCCAAGTGGAAGCGCATCGTCGCCAACGTCAAGGCGTCTGGCAAAGGGGGCTCTCCAGGCCAATGGAGCGCCCGTAAGGCGCAAATGGCGACTCAGCAATACCAACGTAGCGGCGGGGGCTACAAAGGCCCTCAGAGGGCGGATAATGCCCTGGCGCGGTGGACGCGCGAGGACTGGGGCACGCGCTCAGGGAAACCGTCCACCCAGGGTTCTGAAGCGACCGGAGAGCGGTACTTGCCAAAGGCGGCACGCGAGAAGCTGACACCTTCTGAATACGCAGCCACCAGCCGGGCAAAGCGCGAAGGAACCAAGCGCGGGCAGCAGTATGTCCCGCAGCCTGAATCGATCAAGAAGAAGGTGTGGTGATGCCTGCGGTAGTGATGACCTACGACAGTCTGGTGCTGGACATCCGGAGCTACCTAGAGCGCACCGACGCGTCTACGCTGGAGAAGATCCCGACGTTCATCATGCTGGCTGAGCAGGTGATCGCCACGGAACTGAAGTTCCTCGGCAACCTGACGGTGGCCACAAGCACGATGACTCAGGGTCAGGCGACGATCGACAAGCCGGCCCGGTGGCGGAAGACGGTCTCCATCAACGTCACGGTAGCCGGAGAGCGCAGGCCGGTGCTGCTTCGGAAGTACGAGTACCTGCGGGAGTATTGGCCCGATCCCGCTTTGACGGACACGCCGCTGTACTACTGCGACTACGACTACACGCACTGGCTGGTGGCGCCGACTCCGGCTGCAGCGTACAACTACGAGGTGCTGTACTACGAGCGGCCGCAGCCTCTGGACGAGTCGAACCAGACGAACTGGTTCACTCAGTACGCGCCCCAGGCGCTTCTGTACGGGGCTCTGCTGCAGGCGATGCCGTTCCTGAAGAACGACGAGCGCATCCCCATGTGGAAGGCCCAATACGATCAGGTCATGCAGGTGCTGAAGGTCGAGGACGTCGCCCGCATCGGTGACCGTCAAACCATTGCGAGGGATGCATGAGCTTCAACAGCCCGTTCACCGGCAACGTCATCGTTCCGACTGACGTCTCCTACCGCAGCATCACGCTGTCGGCCAACACGACCCTGGAGTGGCCGGTCAACGGCAACGCGACCGCGAACTATGCGGCGCGGATCATGAACGTCACGGCCACCTCGGGTGGGCTGGTGCTGCGCATGCCGCCGGCCAACCAAGCGTCCGTCGGGCAGGATGCGCTGATCCGCAACGTGGGCGCCAACACGTTCACCGTGGCCGACTACGACGGCAATGTCATCATCGTCGTCGCGGCTGGCGAGGCGAAGTACATCTATATCACCACCAACCCTGATGAGGCTGGAACCTGGGGCATCATCGCCTTCGGCGTGGGAACTTCGACGGCCGACGCGGCGAGCCTGGACGGGTACGGCCTGACCACGATTGGGTCGACGCTGAACTCTGCCTATCCGGTGCAGAGCTTCTCGTCTAACTACACCGCGGTGGTGGCCGATCGAGCGAAGACGTTCGTCTGGACCGCCGGGGCCGGCACCCTGACGCTGACTTCGTCAGGCACCTTGGGCGACAACTGGTTCATCTTGGTCCGCAACAACGGCACGGGCACGCTGACCATCGCGCCGTCTGGCGGCGATCAGATCAACTCGGCGGTGTCCTTGGCGCTTCAGCCGGCGGATTCGGCCATCATCTGCTGCTCGGGCTCGGCGTTCTTCACCGTTGGGGTGGGCAAGAACACCGACTTCAACTTCAGCCAGAACACCAAGGCGGTCACCTCCGGCTCGTACGTGCTGACGGCCTCGGAGGCTTCCAACCCGATCCAGAAGTTCACGGGCACGCTGACGGGCAACGTCACGGTGACGGTGCCTCAGACCATCGCCGTCTACTACGTCACCAACCAGACGGATGGCACTGGGGCCGGCTATACGGTCTCCTTGACCACGGGTGTTGCGGGCAGCGCTGGGGCGACTATTCCTGCCGGGCAGCAGGTTATCCTCATCTGCGACTCTCAGAGCCTCTACAACGCCTCTACGATCGCCGCAGGAGCGTCTGTCTTGTCGTTGGACGACGGGACCGTCTCGTCGCCTTCGCTGAACTTTGCCAGCGAGCTTACGACTGGCGTTTACCGTCCGGCGTCTGGACAGTGGGGCGTCACCATCCTTGGAACGCAGCGGGCGCTGCTGCAGGCATCGGGCTTGACGATCACGGGAGGCATCGGAGCCACGGGCAACCTGACTGTAGGGGGAACGTCGACGCTGTCGGCCCTGACGGCTTCCACTGCCCTGGCGCTGGACGGCAGCAAGAACGTCGTGTCGGTGACGAACACCGGCACCGGCAACAACGTTCTGGCCACCTCGCCGACGTTGACGACGCCAAACCTTGGCACTCCGTCTGCCGTGACGCTGACCAACGCAACTGGGTTGCCGATCAGCACAGGCGTGTCTGGTCTTGGCACCGGAGTCGCCTCGGCGCTGGCTGTCAATGTCGGTTCTGCCGGCGCTCCAGTTGTGAACGGGGGTGCTCTTGGTACGCCATCAAGTGGCACGTTGACGAACGCCGCGGGCTTGCCCATTTCCACGGGCGTATCGGGGCTTGGCACTGGGGTCGCGTCTGCATTGGCCATCAACGTCGGCACCGCAGGGGCTCCTGTCGTCAATGGAGGTGCGCTTGGCACTCCATCCAGTGGCGTATTGACCAACGCCACGGGCCTGCCGCTGTCTACTGGGGTCACGGGTACGCTGCCGGTGGCTTCTGGTGGTACAGGGATCACCGCGTTCGGCACGGGCGTAGCCACGGCGCTGGGACAGAATGTCACGGGCTCGGGTGGCATTGTCTTGGCTACTTCGCCGACGCTGGTGACGCCTGCGCTAGGCACGCCTTCTGCGGCGGTGCTGACCAATGCCACTGGGCTGCCGCTGACCACGGGTGTGACGGGCACCCTGCCGGTTGCGAATGGGGGCACGGGCGCAGCCACGTTGACTGCCAACAACGTCCTGCTCGGCAACGGCACCTCTGCGCTTCAGGTGGTGGCTCCGGGTACTTCGGGCAACGTGTTGACATCTAACGGCACAACGTGGACGAGTGCTGCGCTTCCTGCGCCCGGGGTATCCAGTGTTACCGCGTCTTCGCCGCTGGCATCTAGCGGCGGCGCTACGCCGAACATCAGCTTCACGGGCATTCTGGCAATTGCCAACGGCGGCACCGGCACATCGTCAACGACGTTCTGCAACCTGGGCTCCAACGTCACTGGCACGCTGCCTGTCGCCAACGGCGGCACCGGTCAAGCGTCTCTTACCGCCAACAACGTCCTGCTGGGAAATGGGACATCGGGCGTTCAAGCGGTGGCCCCCAGCACCTCGGGCAACGTGCTGACTTCCAATGGGACGACTTGGCAGAGTACTGCGTTGCCCGTCGCTGGCGTCAATGCACAAGTCTATACCTCGGGTAGCGGCAACTTCACAATCCCAGCAAATGTTACCAAGCTCAAGGTCACTGTTGTTGGCGGCGGCGGGGGCAGTGGGGGCTCTGTGTCTGGAAACACCGGAGGTGGCGGCGGTGGCGGTGGTGCCGCCATCAAGTGGCTAACGGGAATGACCCCTGGAAATACGCTGTCTTATTCAGTGGGTGCGGGCGGCACGGCGGGCACTTCTGCGCCAGGAAACGGCGGCGCTGGGTCTGCTAGTACGGTGGCTACTGGTACGACAGGAACGCCGCAGACGATCACTACACTTACTGGCAGTGGAGGCGGCGCGGGGCTTGCGGGCGGCAGCGGCGGCAGCGGCGGGGGTGGAACAAACGGAGATCTTAACGTCCCCGGCGGCAGCTTTGGCGGCTATGGAATTGGGGGCGATAGTATATATGCATCCGCTTCTCCGTATGGCTCACTTGGAAGTGCTGCATACGGCGGCGGCGCTAGTTCTTCGCCTTCGGCTAGCGGTCCTGGCGCTGCAGGTGCTGCGGGCGTGATCATCTTCGAGTGGTAAGCCATGAACTTCGACAACGCACTCAGTGTGGTCATCAAGCGCGATGGGGGTTTGCTCGACCGCGCCCTTAATCAGGGAAAAGCCGACAATATGGGCAACACCAAGACAACGGTTTGCAGCAAACTTCCGCAAGACGTTTGTTGACAGAGACAAGTCCAATGACTCAGAAGGTCTTCGCCCTTGACACGCAGCCCGGCATCCAGCGGGATGGCACGGTCTTTGACCGTCTGTTCTACACGGACGGCCGGTGGGTGCGCTTCCAGCGCGGGCGCCCGCGGAAAATGTTCGGTTTCCGCCGCATCAGCGACGCCATCAAGGGCCCTTCTCGGGGCATCTGGCTGAACGCTCTGAACGGCTTCAATTACATCTTCAGCGGGCACGCATCGGGCCTGCAGGTGCTCACGATCGACGACACGGGGGTCGGGGCTGGCATCTCCAACTTCACCCTGACAAACTTCACCTCAAGCCCGAAGAACCTATGGCAGTTTGACGGGTTCTACAACGCCACGGGTGGTGTTGCATCTTTGGTGGCGCACCCAGGCCAGAACCTGGGCGAGATTGACAGCACGACCAACACTCCGGTGCTGATCGGCAACATCAACGGCACCACGATGTCGCAGATTGGGGTGTTCACGGACTCCCTGACGCTCAACGGCACGACCACCGCAACCCTGGCGGCGGCCAACATCCGCATCGGAGCCGGGCAGAGCGTCTCAGGGTTGAACATCCCCGCCGGCACCACCGTCACTGCGGTGGTGGGGACAACGGTGACGCTCTCCCAGGCTGCCACCGGTTCGGGGACGGTGACGGCGACGTTCAACAACAACGTCTCTGTCTCTGGGGGCGTGGTCGTGCTGCACCCCTACGTCTTCGTCTACGGCAACGACGGGCTGATCAGGAACTGCTCGGCCGGGGACCCCAACGACTGGGTGTCGGCCGACGCGAACGAGAACAACGTGGCCTCGGGCAAGATCGTCAAGGGTCTACCGGTGCGGGGCGGTTCCAACAGCCCTTCGGGCCTGTTCTGGAGCCTGGACAGCCTGATCCGCGTCTCTTACGCTCCGCAGAGCCTGGGGGTGGCCGGGACGGCGAACTTCGCCGCTCCGACGTTCTGGCGGTACGACATCATCAGCAGTCAGAGCTCGATCATGTCGTCGTCAAGCGTGATCGAGTACGACGGCATCTACTACTGGTGCGGGGTCGATCGGTTCCTCCTGTACAACGGGGTGGTCAAGGAAATCCCCAACCCGATGAACCAGAACTGGTTCTTCGACAACCTGAACTACACCCAGCGCCAGAAGGTGTGGGCGACCAAGGTTCCCAGGTTCGGCGAGATCTGGTGGTTCTACCCGCGTGGCAACTCGGTTGAGTGCAACGACGCGATCATCTACAACGTGCGCGAGAACACTTGGTACGACGCCGGCCAAGCCATCGGTGCTCGGCGGTCGGCGGGGTACTTCTCCCAGGTCTTCGCCTACCCGGTGGAGGCGGACTGGGAGACCTCGGTGCAGACGGAGGTGACGTCGATCGCCACGACGGTGACGTCGGGAAGCCCCCTGCTGCTGCTGACCACCTACAACACGCTGGTGGAGGTCGACCAGATCGCTGAGGCAACGGAATTCCCAGCGGGGACGACGGTGCTCACGATCCAGTCCAGCGGCGTGCAGACCCTGGGGGCCATCACAGCGGGCTCAGGCTACGTCGACAACACGTACACGGGTGTACCCCTTACCGGCGGCTCCGGGCTCGCTGTAGAGGCTTCTGTGACCGTTTCCGGGGGTGCTGTGACGGCGGTGACGATCACCACCGTTGGGGCGGGCTACGTGGTGGGCGACGTGCTGAGTGCTGACGCGGCCGATCTGGGCGGCACGGGCTCCAACTTCTCGGTTCCGGTGACGGCGCTATACGCCCAGATGATCCAGTTGTCGGCCAACGCCACGGCGAGTGCATCGACCACGGTGACGTTCAGCAACCCGCCCGGGTTGGTGAAGCTGTACCAGCACGAGATTGGCCGAGACGCGATTGACGGCGCCGAGGTGCTGGCCATCGAGAGTTTCGTTGAGACGAACGACCTGGGCTGGGTGTCTGGTGGTCCGTCGCAGCCGTCAGCAGAGGGCGCGAATCGCTGGTTGAGGCTGGAGCGGGTGGAGCCGGACTTCATCATGGCTGGCGAGATGGAGCTCTACGTCACCGGGCGTCCCTATGCGCAGTCGCAAGACGACACGACGGGGCCGTACACGTTCAATCAAGACACGAACAAGATTGACATGCGCGAGCAGCGCCGCGAGCTCAGGCTGAAGTTCCGCAGCAACGTGGCCGGCGGGGACTACCAACTGGGCAAGGTGATCCTGAACGCCGACGTCGGTGACGTCAGGGGGTACTGATGGCCAATGTCATCATCTATGACCCCAGATTTCACACCTTTGAGTCCTGGGCGGCCTTGATGGTGGAGCTCTACGCTGCGCAGCAGTTGGAGATTCCCACCCCCCAGACGAACTGGAAGAAGTGGGGTGAGGGCCTGAAAGCCATCGACATCTTCACCAACGAAGCCATCCCAGGCACCAGCAACTTTGAGCGCTGGGACGATTGGGCTGCTTCCGTGGTCAACGCAGTGAGTCGAGTATGAGAACTGTACGAGACGCCTACGGACACAGTTATACGGTTGATGATGCAACCGGGAATGTCTACAGCACCCACTATGACGAAAGTGGGCCGGTAACCTATTTGTCCGGGAATTATTTCCGCAACAGCAATTTTACCTTTCTGCGTCCACCTCCCCCGCCGCCCCCTCCGCCCCCTCCGCCGCCTCCGCCGCCTCCGCCGCCTCCTCCACCGCCACCACCGCCACCGCCACCTCCTCCTCCTGCGCCACCACCTCCGCCAGTTGACCCCGAGGTCAAGGCGGGCGTTGATCGCATCCTTTCCGAATGGAGCGGCAGCACTGGCAAAGGGAGTGCGCAGGGCGTCATCCGCAATTTTTCCGATATTGCTGACAATGTGCCCTCTGATGTTTCTGGTGCATCAGATCAGCAGCGGCTTCAGTACGCCATGCAAGTACTGGAAGGCTTCAAGGAGTCCAGTCCCTTTTTCTCTGATACATCGTATCAAAGCTGGATGGGGCACATCAATCCCTTGGTGCAGGCGTATGAGCCCGCAAAGGAGGTGTTTCCGCTTTGGAAAAGCACTGCCGAGATGCCGACAACGCGCTATGGCGGCGGTCCCGACGATGCGTACACATATGAAGAACCGGCAGGAGTCAATTACTCCCAATGGGAAGATATTGCAAAACAACTAGGATATACCGAGCCTGTATACGGCACTGTTGGGTATGACATTGAAGGCGGTGGTATCACTGGCATCGACCCTCAATTCAAAAGTTTCGTTGACCAGAAACGCGCCGAGGGCTATGACTTTGTCCAATATCAGCCTGATCTGCGCAACTATCGCCAGAAGTACGGCTTCAGGCTGCCTGATGGGCAAGTTGTTGGAGAGTACTACGGCGAGGGCAGAGATGCGGATGTAGTGTCTTTGTTCAAGGATTTTGTTTTGCCTGTCGCCACCACCATCATGGGCATTCCCGGGTATGGTGGCTCGGTCGCGCAGTCCATCGGTTCCGCGATCCTGCCGGCCGAGGCCGCAACTGCACTGAGCGGGGCGTTGAACCTAGCGCCCGAGGTGATCACCAGCGCGGTGGGCCGCGGCATCATCAACGCCGGCATTCAAGGCGCCCTGGGTGGTGATGTAGAGGACGTTCTGCGGGCGGGTGCTCTGCCTCTTGCCGCACCGGTCGTTTCGCAGGGCATCGGTCAGGCGGTGGGTGCTGTCGCTCCGCCGGACTTTGATCCTGTGCTCGGGCAGGTGTCGCAGCCGATCACCGACGCGGTGCAGAGGGCTATCACGACGGGAGCCTTGACCGGCCTGTCGGGGGGCGATGCATTGGATGCCGCGCAGCAGACGCTGCTGAACAACGCCGCCAAAGCTGCGGGCGCCGAAGTTGGGTTGTCTCCGCAGACCAGCCAAGGGGTGCTGAACCTGATTCAGTCGGGTGGCGATGTCAACCCGGTGGAAGCCTTCAAGACGGCGACCGGAGTGTTGGGAGCAATCAAGAGCCAGCCGGCTGACATAAGGGCTGAGCTTGAGGACGTCGTGGGCTCTGGTGGTGACGTTGATGTCGGCGACTTTGATGCTGGCATGCCTGTTGACACCTCGGTTGAGCAGCCGTTGCTGACCGACGAAGCTCTGATGCCATCGACGGATCAGGCTGGTACAGCAAGCCCTGAAGCCTCTGCAGAGACCGGCTTGACGCAGGAAGAGATTCAAGAGGCGCTGGCTGGCCTTGCTGCGAAAGATGAATTCAGCGAGCCCTACCTCACGGCAGATCCCAGCGACGTCGACAACGAGCCCTACCTGACGGCAGACCAAGATGGATCAACGAGCGCCGTCGAGGGCGACTACGGGCAGTCCGTGTTCGACAAGTGGGACGAGTGGAACCAGACGCTGGAGGACCTTGAGGGCAAGCCGGGCGCAATCGCTGCCGGAGGTGCTGATCAAGGCGTGGTGACTTCGACGGGTCAGATCGTTGACCAGAGCGGCAACACCATCGCCGCGCCGGCTCCGTCCCCGGCAACGTCTGCTTCCACCTCCTCTTCCTCTGCCCCTGCGCCGTCTCCTGCGGCGGCCACGTATCGGCCGCCTACGGCCACCACGCAGGCCACCACGCAGGCCACCACGCCCATGGACTACCGAGCAACCTTCCTCGCGCCCTTCATCGTCGGCGGAGAGGCTCCCAAGGCGTTCCAGAGCGCCCTAGCGCCGTTCTTGAAGGAGGCAATGACACCGGACTTCATGCCGTCTCGCGTGCCGACGGCCGCACCGCGGCCTGAGCAGGCGGCGATTCCCATGATGCCTCAGAACCCGCTGGACCTGTACCAGCCTGAGAGGGACTTTGAGGGTCTGTACGGGTTCGCCATGGGGGGGCCGGCTTTTGCGCAGGGTGGGACTCGGCATGGAGAGAACGCCCACGGGGCTCTGCGGGTGCTGGAGCACTCCGGGAAGCACCGGGTGGACTACCGGCAGGGCGATGCGGTGACGGGTATCGGCGACGGGCAGTCGGACGATATTCCGGCGATGCTGGCCGACGGTGAATTCGTGATCCCGGCCGATGTTGTGTCGGCCCTGGGTAACGGGTCAACGAAGGCGGGGTCCGATAAACTGTACGACATGATGCATAGCATCCGGCGGCATCACCGATCAGCGGGTCCAAAGGATTTGCCGCCGCCTGCCAAGAAGTCTCCGCTGGACTACATCACCAAACGCAGGAGCTCACGATGAGCATCACGCAGGGCAGTCCGCTGCCGGACGTCACCGTCACTACGACGAAGAAAGACACCGCGCCGGACTACTACAAGGACTATCTCGACAAGCTGTCAGGTGCCGGCGAGACGGCCATTGGCAGGACGGCCGCCGAGGGTATCGCCGGCTATGACCCGCTGCAGACCAAGGGCTACGGCATGGTCGAGACGGCGGCAGGCGCCTACGAGGCCGGCTTGACGGACGCAGAGAAGACGGCGGAGACTGCTGCTGGTGGTCTTGATGCGACTCGCATCACCGCGCTGATGGACCCCTACCGGACCAACGTCGTCGATGAGATGGCCCGGCTGTCGCAGCAGAACATCCAGCGCAACGTCCTGCCGAGCCTGAAGGCCGGCTTCGTCGGTGGTGGGAACCTGGGCAGCCAACGGTACGCCGGGGCGCTGGGGCAGACGATGGCTGACGTCCAGGCCAACCTGACGGGGCAGCAGTACGGGGCGCTCAGCAAGGGCTACAGCGAGGCTGTGAAGGCCGCGATGGACGAACTGCAACTGCAGAACGAGGCGGCCAAGACTCAGATGGGCATCGCCGAGAAGGCGCAGTCGCTCGGGCTGACGGAAGCCGGTGCTCTGACCAAAGCCGGGGCAGAGAAGCAGGCGTATGAGCAGGCCAAGCTGGACTATCCGCTCAAGACCGCTTTGGAAGCCGCCGGCCTGATGCGCGGCCTCCAAGTTCCGATGTCGCAGGAGGAGAAGAGAGTCGGGCCTCTTGCTGGAGCGTATGAGACCTCGGACCTGTCGAACGTCCTCGGCATCCTGTCGGTGCTTGGCTCCATCAGGACTGGTGGAACCAAAGATGCACCAACCAGCGCGGGCGGCGATTTCCTGAACTGGGTGGCTGGCGGCTTCAAGGACATCTTGCCGAAAAGCTGGGGCAATCTGTTTGGCGGCGGCTTCACTGTCGACCCCAAAGAATATGCTGGGGTCAATGCTGGCGGCGTTCCTGTGTACTTTGATACAGAAACATCGAAGTATTACGATTACAACGGCCGCGAAGTGCCCGTGACGGGAGATTGACATGGCCAAAGAAGCAGTCGGCTACCTACCCGGCGCGGACCCGGGCGACATGGCGGCGAATCGTGAAAACGAGGCAGCACTGCAGCGGCTTCTGGCATCTCTTGACGCCCGGCAGAACAGCATGTTCGACCCGACGCTTCTGGCGATGGCCGAAGGATTCTTGAAGCCGACGCAGACCGGGTCCTTTGGCGAGAGCCTGGGCTACGCTGCTGCGGGTATGCGGCAGGCGCAAGAGAAGGAACTGGAGCGGGAGCAGAAGATTGCCCAGGCGCGGTTTGAACTTTCCCAGCAGGGGCTTGCCTTGCAGCGCCAGAAAGCCCGCGAGAGGATGTTCCGGCAGGCGATTGGGGGTGAGGGTACTCCAGAGGGCGCAGAGCCTGCTGTAGGCCCTTCTGGGGCCCCTGGCGAGCCTTCTGGGCCGGTGAGTGCCGCAGGCGTGGCGCAAGGCGTGGCGCAGGCTGGTGCGGGCCGGCTGGCTGAGCCTGAGGGCATTCCCACCGCGCCCCCGGACAAATCGTTCCCGACGTACCGACAGTTCATGGCCACGGCCATGCAGGACCCGTCGGTGACTTTCGCTCAGGCGCAGAAGCAGTGGCAAGACCTTCAGCAGAAGCAGCTTGAGGTGCGCGAAGGCGGCGTGTTCAACCGCGCCACCGGCATGTTCTACCCCTCGAAGCCTGATCAGGTCGAGGTGCAAATCTACGGGTCAACCTACAAGGTTCCTCCGGGCATTGCGGCGAGGCTGAACGCGGCCCAAGAGCGCGGCGACATGGCCGCCTACAAGCAGATTGCCGACCAGTATCTGCGGCGCGGTGAAGGGGCGGCGCCAGAGGGTGGCCCGAGGAGCGTGTCGGAGACGGAGATTGAGAGAGCGGCGGCGCTGGAGCGAGAGAAGACGCTTGCCACGGAAGCCGCCAAGCGCGAAGCCGAGGTTGAGCAGCGCAACCTTGCTGCGCAGCGAATCTTCGCCAATACGCAGCGTCTGCAAGAGTACGTCAAGAAGAACCCAGGAGCGTTTGGCATCTTTGCTCGGCCAGGAGTTGCTGCGGCGATTGGAAAGGCCGTCAATGAGGGACTGCGCGTTGGATCTACTCAAGTCGCTTTGGGCGACTTTGAGGGGGTCATTCGCCAAATGATGCCCGGCATGACGCAGCAGCAACTGGATGCCGTCATGATGGCGGCCGGTGATCTGGCTGAGATCGAACTGACGTACACGCAGTTGTACATGAAGAATCAGGGGCAGATCACAGAGGGTGAGCGCGAGATCGTGCGGCGCATTCCCGGCGGCGTCAGTCAGAGCCCGACCGTGCTGTTGCAGAAGGCCAAGCTGCTGGAGGCGCGTGCGCAGCACGACATGAACGTGGCCGACCTGTTCTACAAGATGAAGGACGAGAAGCCTTCCCTGACCTACCTGCAGTTTGAGCGGTCATCGCAGTACCGGCAGATGACCAAGCAGTACAACGAGAACCTTGCGAAGATGTTCGGCGGCCAGCCGGCGGTTCCTAGGCCGCAAGGCGCGGAGCAGACCACCGCGCCTGCTGCGCCACCAGTCGCGACGCCTGCCCCGGGCGCGGCGCCGCCGGCTGCATTGCAAGGCTCGGGCCGACCGCCTGGGGCGGCTCCTGCCACGCCGCGATTCCCGGGCGCCATACGGAACGTCGAAAGACTCGTACCCCTCAGTAGGTGATCATGGCCAACCTCTCGTTCCTGTCGACCCTGACCGAGCAGCAGCGGCAGTACGCCGAGATCATCCGCGAGCGTGCCCAGGCGATGGGAATCCCGCCTGATCTGGCGGTGGCGGTGGCCTTCCAAGAGTCTCGGCTGAACCCGGCAACCCCTACGAACCGGATGGGTGCTGTAGGCATCATGCAGGTGCGGCCGATCGCTGCGCGGGATGTCGGGGTGGATCCGGAGAAGCTGCAGGACCCGGACGCCAACATTGATGCCGGCCTGCGCTACTTGAAGAAGGCCCTGACCGAGACGGGCGACCCCAGGCTGGCGGTCATCTACTACAACGCCGGGCCTCAGCGGCTGATCGAGTTCGACCGCGGGGGTGATCTCCCGAAGGAGACGCAGGACTACCTGCTGGCCCTGAAGGGCTACGGTGCGTTCCGCGCTGAACCGCCCGCTGAACCGGCTTCTGAACCGGCTTCTGAACCGTCTCTGAACCGCCCTGAACCGCCTTCTGCACCGGTTTTGAACCGTTCTGAACCGGTTATGAGCCCTGAACCGGCTCCGGAAGACCCGTTCAAGCTGCCCGACATGCAGACGGCCATCAACGCCCAAGAGCGGCGCATGGCAGAACTCGTGGGCCTGGGCGGTGGGGCGGCTCTGGCTGCCGGCCGGGCGGGGGCTGATGTGGCCACCAAGGGGCTGCAGGCGGCCGGGCAGGCGGTGGCAAGGGGGGTAGGGCAGGCGGGTCCTCCTGCGGGCCCTGGCGGGGCTCCTACGGGCCTTCCTGGGGCTCCCGTCTCAGGCCCGGGCGCTCCCGGCATGACCCCGCCCGGGGGTGCGCCGCTGACTCCTGGTGGTACTCGGCCGCCGCCCTTCGCTGCGCAGCCTGGGGCGCCTGGGGCGTTCCCGCGGGCGGCCGGGCCCGGGCAGGGTGTCGTGAACACCGGTCGGGCTTTCGGGCTCACGCCGATCGAGGCTCAGCTTGCCACCGGCATGACCAAGCAAGAGGGCGGCGTCTGGGACCTGATCAACAAGGCCCAAGAGGGTCGAGGGCGGGTGGCGCAGATGGGCGGTGGGTTCGTCGAGAACCCGATGTTCAGCGGCATCATGACCCCGGAGCAGAGTGCTGGCCGGGGACCTCGGGCGAGCTACGTCTCCACCCCGGGTGGTCTGCAGTCGATCCCGACACCCTCTCCGGTGCCGACCGTTCCCCCGAAGCCTGGGGGACTGGAGCAGGTGACGCAAGCCTTCCGGCGAATGGCCGACACCGGCCTCGGGCTGGCAGGCAGGGCGATGCGGTACGCCGCGCCGCCCCTGGCTGGGTTCCAAGGTGCCGGTGAACTGGCGTCGGCCTATCAGGAGTCGCGCAAGGAAGAGCCCGATCCCGTCACCATGGCCCTGCAAACCGCAGGCGGCCTGGGGGCCCTGGCAAGCGCATTCCCGGCCACTGCGCCTGTGGGCTTGCCGGTGGCGATCGGTGCCCCGCTGGTCCAGTCCATGCGCGAGCGGATGGCTGCGCAGGGGCCTGGAGACACCAGCCCGCTGACCGAGGCAGAGCGCGAGATGGCCAGCCGACCGGCGGTGTTCTACCGCACCGGGACACGCTGGCCTGCGGCCCTACAGCAGCGCCGCCAAGCCCGGTGAGTGCTGCCGGACGATGTCGATGATGCGCTGACGCTCCTCGTCCCGGGCGGCGGCTTTAACCTTCCGCCCGAAGTCCATGATGTTGACCTCATCGGCATAGACCCCGTTGGGGTCTTTGTCGTTGTGGCTCCAGAAGAGCTTCTTGATGTCGTCGTCGCTCACTTCTTGCCCCTCCAGAGTTCCCACATCGTGATGGTGTTGCGGGCGATGGCCCGCTGCGGCACCGACTTGTAGGGGAACTCCTTGTCGTTGAGGAATTCCTCAATGGACACCTGCTCGTTCAGAAAGGTCTGATGCAGCTTGGCGGCTCTCTCCGAGTTGAAGAGACGGCCGTCGGTCGTCTCGAAAGCGGATACGGTTTTCATCGGTGGTCGTTCTTGAGTTGCCAGAAGGTCAGGAGTGCGTGGAACATCTTCCACCCAACGTCGAGTTCCTGTTGCGTCCACTCCTTGAAGACGCACAGGCCGGGGACGGATCGAGAGACGAAGGCGTTGGCGCACCGGGCCTGCGGCATCCCCAGGCCAACCCGGTAGGCCGCAAGCTGCATCAGATGCTCGTCGTACCCATCCACCTTGGACGGGTCGGTGAACTCCTTGGTCTTGACGTCCACCACGAAGCCTGGGGCATGCAGGTCGACCTTGCCGCCGTAGCCGGCCTCGTGGGCGAACGCCCGCTCCGCCACCCAGGGGTGCATGCCGAATTGTCCTTCCAGAGCCTTGTGGAAGCCCTGAACGTGCTCCCTGTGCCTGTCCCTGACCTCGCCGCGGTAGAACGACTCAATGCTCGCGTGGATGTCCGTGCCGGCGTCTGCGGCCGACCTAGAGGCGTCCTTGGAGTCGTCCAAGATGCGGGCGATGAACTCGGCGTCTGACTCGGCGTCGATCTTGGGCAGGGTCAGGGCCGCCAGCAGCACCTGCTCCTGCTTCCAGCGGTCCAAGCCGGGCTTGGCGGCGACGTTGATGATGGTGGTGACCGACGGGACGAGGTTGTGCTTGCGGGCGTCTCTGAGCGTGGTGGGGCGGATCTTGCCGTTGGCCCCCATGATGGTGTAGGTGGGCAGACCGTTGCGGTCGTACCAGTGGCCGCTCTCAGCGGCGTACGAGGCCATCAGGGACATTGGGCACCTTCGTGTTGTGGGGGGACGACTTGCGCATCTTCAGGCGCTGCTCGGCTTGGTACTTCTCGGCGTGCGTGATGCCATCCAGCAGCCGAATCCAGTCCTCCATGAGGCTGCGCAGCACTGCGAGTTCGGATTCTCTGACGGCCAGGATTCCGGTCTTGCGGCGCTGGAGGATGTCGACGATCGCCTGCTCGGCAGCCGGTACTAGATCACCTGGATCGTCGGCACGCCCCATGCGTATGAGCTCTTCTACCAAGGCCACGGCAGCGATGATCTCGTCCCAGTGCTCCTTGGTGGCCGTTCCCTTGGCCACCTCGGTGATGGCGGCATCCAAAGCAAGCGCCCAGATGGAGCGGTCATCCAGCGTCAGGAGACCCACGCCCATGATGGTGGAGACATGCGCCAGCCGATTCACCGGCTTGGGCCGGAAGGCTTTGCGGGGCTTACGGTTGGCCGGCATCTGACCCCTCGATGATGCGGGCGATGCACCCGCCGTAGTTGGTGAGCGGATGGTCGCCGTCGAACTGACGGGCGATCATGGCGCAGCGTTGGCGTTCCGCTGCTGCGCCGTTCTGGCGCTCCGCTTGCATTGCCAGCTTGATTGCCGGCATCGCGGCCAGTTCAAAACGCTTTTCAAGCGCAACAGCGAAGCGCTGGAAGTGCGCCTCGTCGCCCCAGTGCTGGCCTGCAGTGTCGTTTATCAGTGCAGCGATGTCGTCGTCAGTCATGTCTTGCTCCTCGCTCTGATTTCAGCGGCACACCGTTGCGCAATCCCTTCGATGCTAGCGTGCTGGTCGCAGATGTCGGCGCAGGCGGCGCGTTCTGCCATCACTGCCTTACGCACCTCTGCTGCGGCGACGAGGGCGGCGAAGTGCGTAAGTTCACCATGTTCAAGCACAAAGAACTTGCCGTCCTCGTACAGCCCGGCCTCTCTCGCCATGCGGATGATGTCTTCTTGGGTCATGTTCTGCTCCTCTCCGGCCACGATGCGGGCCGGTCTGTCCATTCGATGTCGCTCATGGTAGTCCCCACCTCTGCAGCACCCTCGGCATCCTCGGCCGTCCAAGTGATGTGCGCTGAACCACTCCATTCCCTACCATTCCACCACCGCAGTAGGTCTGGGTTTCGTCTGCGACTCGCCGGCCACCAGCCGATGCTAGGCGGCGGGCCTTTGTGCCATGTGGTCATGTCTGTCCTCCTTCCGCTTTGGCGATGGCGGCGCGGGCCACCACCTGGGCGTCACCGGCAAAATGTATGTTGCGCGGGTCTGCAATGCGCTTCAACGCCTCCAGCAGTTCCGGATACAGCGCAGCGCGGCGAGCGGCTTCATCCTTGGCGGCTTGGGCCTCCTTGATCGCAAGCTGTCGCGCCGCAAACTCTTTGTCCCACTCGGCGCTCCGAGCCTCCCGCTTCGCCCACACGGTGGGCGGGTGATGCGTCTTGCAGTACCACTTCCCAAGGTGTTCGTACTGGGCTGTCCTGCCGCAGGCGTATTGCGCAAAGACACTTCCGACCATGCGGCAACACTTGTGTTGCTCGGTCATTTCGGTTCTCCTTCCGCTTTGGCGATGGCGGCGGCAATGAGCTTGCTGTGCGCGTCTTCTGGATGCCCAATGATTGACTGCGCCAACTTCAACGCCTCCAGCAGTTCCCCGTTCAGGGCGTGCAACCGGCGCAGTTTGGCTGCGGCTTCTTCTGGGAACCAGCCTTCATACCAGCGATCAAGCGCATCAGCCAGCCGCAGGGCTTTGGGTTGGCTCATTGGTTCTTCTCCTTCAGCTTGGCCTCGACGGCGCGGGCAACTGTGCGGTAGTCGCTGCCCACCGTATTGCATAGGGATTGGTGTATCGACAACACCTCTGTGTCGCTCAGCCCCTTCCACTCGCGGCGGGGTGAGATGCTCTTGATCTTGTGCAGCAGAGCCACTCGCTCCATGTCCCAGCCCTTCTGTTTCTCGGCCATCGTGCGGTTTGCGATGGCATCGCACTGCGCGGCGTGATGCAGTTGGACCTCAATCATTCCGTCGATCAGTTCAAACTCTCGGTCTGTCCACGCCACCGGTTCCTGCTCCTGCTGCGCCAGCGCGGCGCGGAGGGCGTATTCGGCTTCCCTGACTGGGCAACGTCCGGGAAGCGGACCGTGCGTCGCATGACTTTCCAACACCTCCAGCGCCTGCTCAACCACGGCGCGGTCAATCTGCATGGTGGTCATGCCAGCCTCCACAGCGCCGTCCCCAGCAGCACCAGCACCGCCAGAACGAACACGATCACCACCAGTGCAGCGGCTCGTTCGATCCATTCGGGCTCGTCAGGCACCCTGACGCCCAGTTCATCGAGGTCAGTGCAGGGTTTGGCGGCCTGGGGATATCGACCTTGCTGGTCGCACCCATACGGCAGGCGGCGCTCGAGGACTTGACGCACCGTAGGCTCGGTGCCGTCGTCAAACACAGTGTCTTCGTACTTCATTCGCTGTTCTCCTCAAGACAGGGGGCCGAAGCCCCCGGGGGTTCACTGGGCCGGCGGTTCGGCGAGCTGTTCCGGAGGCGCGTGCATCACGACGTCCACCTTTCGGCGGCCGGGCGGCTTGCGCGGCGTGCCGTCGGCCTTGCGGCCGTGGGGAGCCTCAGGATCGCGCTGAGCGGGCTTGGAAGCCTTGGAAGCACCCTTGGGTCTGCCGCGGCGCTTCGGCGCCTCCTGGGCCGTTTGCGGGGCCTTGGCGGGGGCGATCACCACCCAGTCGTTGGCCAGCAGATCGGTCTGGCTGGCCAGCCAGGGCACCCGGGCGCCCTTGGGGTACACGCCGCCCATTGGGTACTCCAAATAGACGTAGGGCAGCGTCATCTTGCTGCTGGCGTCAGGGTTCTGCAGGCGCAGGGACAGGCCCTTGCCGTTCCACCCTTCGCGGGTGATCGAATGGCCCTGCTTCAGCAGGGCGAGTGCGATTGAGAAGTCCATCGTGAATCTCCGTTGATCAGAATGGGATGTCGTCGTCCATGTCTTCCAGCGATTTCGCGCTGGCGTTCTGCTCCTTCTGGTAGTTCTCTGCGGGCGACCCCTTCGGGAACTCCGGGGCGGCTTTGATCTTGGCCTGCAGGCGATCGCCGAAGCTGTCGAACAGAGCCCAGTCCGGGTTGTCGAGGTCGAAGAAAGACGGGGCGTTGTGCCCCTGCGGCAGGCCCAGGCGCCGGATGTTGGCCGGCACCGGGGAGACAGCGGTGATGTTGCTGTACTCCTTCCCGTCGTTGCCCGCGGTACGGGTGATGGTGAGCATGCAGAAGGCGCCGAGGACGTTCCTCAGGTGGAACCCGGCGAATTCCTCGGGCGTGAAATCCCGGCCGCGCCAGGACTTCAGGTCGATCCGCAGTCGGGCGTTCTCTCCCAGGCTGACGGTGTAGTTCTTCGAGATCGTCATCGGCTCGCCCTTGTCGGTGACCAAGGGCTTGCCTTCGTCGTCCTCAGAATGAACCTCCCACTGGATCATCACCTTGGGCTGGATCTTCGTCTTGCCCTGCCACTCGGACTTCTGCGAGCCGAGGTCAACGATGCGGTAGCACCGCGCCAGATGCATGCCGGCGGGCACCGGCTTGAACGATCCGCCTTCGGATCCCTGTCGTGCTGTCAGTCCCATGATTCAAAGTCCCATGTAGTTGCGGATGGCGAGGAGGTCGCCGGGTTGTGCGGCGCCGGCTTCGACGCGGTTGAGGATGCGGCGCATCTCTGCTTCGCGCTCCTCCATCGCAAGATCAAACCCCTGAGCACGGAGTCTGTTGCGCTGAACTCTGGGGTCGTGGTCGGGCGGCAGTTGCCCGAGGTCTTCCCAGGCTGCCGCGAAGCGGCTTCCCACATCGGTGCTGGCCGAGTCTCTGTAGTGGAATCTCTGGTCTTGATTGAGTAAGGGCGACATACACGCCTTTCGCTGTTGATGGAGCCTGAAGCATAGCATGATGTAAGTCTGGCTTGCAACATCTTGTGCAAAGCGTCTTTGCTCTGGTGTATGATGCGCTTACACAGGAGGTCGACATGACACTGAAGGAATACTTCGCGGATCGGCCGCGAGGCGCCAAGGCGCAGATGGCAGAGCAACTTGGCATCAGCCGGACATGGCTGTCGCTGGTCATCAGCGGCCGGGAGACCTGCTCGGCAGAGATGGCCGCGGCGATCCACAAGCTCACCAACGGTGCAGTCTCCCGCGAAGACCTGCGCCCGGACCTCTTCCGATGAACACCTACCCCTTCAAGCTGGCCGAGTGGGGGCCGCTGATGGCCGAGATGCCGGACGCCGAGGATCTTGCTCTTCGCCGGATGATCGACGCCTACTTCGAGCGCGAAGGCCCCCTCCCTCGGGACCGCAAGCTCCTGCAAGACCTGATCCGGCTGGACTGGGACTGCATCTCCCCGGTGCTGGAGAAGTTTTTCGACGTCACCGACCACGGGTACGTCCAGGTCGAACTGCAGGAAGAGGTTGAGCGCCAGCAGCGCCGGCAGCGGGTGGCTGCAGCGAATGGGTCTCGCGGAGGCCGGCCCAGGCGCGTATGATGTTCAGAAGCCCGGCTAGGGGGGAAGTCATGAGCCCCCCGAAAAGCGACCCTCCTCCGCCTGCCGTGGTTTTCCCTTGAGGAGGGCGAGGACGGACATGCACTACTACCCGCACCACATCGGGGACTTCAACGCCGCGACGAGGCACCTGTCTCGGCTTGAGAGGTCGCTGTACCGCGACCTGATCGAGCTCTACTACGAGACCGAGTCCCCCATTCCCCTTGACCTAGAGCGCGTCTGCCGCCGCATCGTGGCCTGCAGCCCTGAAGAGCGCTCGGCCGTCAGGGACGTCCTGAACGAGTTCTTCGTTCCGACGGATGCCGGGTGGACGCACAAGCGCTGCGAAGAGGAGCTCGGCAAGTACCGTCGCATGAGCGCTGGCGGACGGGCTGGAGCGCAGCAGCGCTGGGGTAAACCCGCACAAGAACATGGGGGGGCCAATAACCCCCCTATAGCCCCCCCATCACCAACCCATGACCTCCCTAGTGGGGGGGGCGTGGGGGGGCGTATAGCAACCAAGAACCAAGAACCAATAACCAAGAACCAAGAACCAAAAGACTTACCACCTACGGTGGTTGTGCCCCAGGACAAGCCTGGAGCACCTGACTGCCCGCATGGAGAGATCGTTGAGCTCTACCACGAGTGCTGCCCGACCCTCGCTCGGGTGATGGTGCTGAGCCCGAAGCGCCAGGGTCTGATCCGGCAGCGGTGGCGCGAGGTCTGGTCTGACCTGAAGTGGGACCGGGCTGGAGGCTTGGTCTGGTTCCGAGAGTTCTTTGAGTCCGTGAACCGCAGCGACTTCCTGACCGGCCGCGCTAAGACCGACAGACCGTGGCAGGCCGACCTGGAGTGGCTGATGTTGCCGAGCAACTTCGTCAAGGTGGCCGAGGGCCGCTACAACAAGGAGAGATGAGGTGGGATACGCCGCGAGCCTGAAGAACGTCCAAGAGCAGACCGAGGAGAAGTCGAGGAGCGGGTGCTACGCGCACGGCTGTCCGTTCCCTGCCGGGCTGTCTGCCGGAGCGGGAGCCCCGAGCTTCTGCCGGCACCACCATAGCGTCCCGAGCGTGCGGTGGCCCAACATCACCGAGTCGATGACGCACGAGCATGGAGCTCTGCTGCAGGAGGTGCTGAGCGCCCGCAGGTACTTCGCCTCGGGTGCGCCTGGGAGCGAAGCCGAGAGGCTTGAGGATGCTTGGACCCGTCTGCGACGACATGGCTACGATCTGGACCCGGCAAACTGCGTCCAGCGCAACGGTGAGCGCCGGCCTGCCACGACCTATCGTCTGTGGTCTGGCGCTGCGGAAGAGGCGCTGGCTGGCCTGCTGAGGAAAGCATGACCGCGTGCATGGGAGGGTGGTGCGTCATGCGGCAGGCTTGCGCTTACTACCATCAAACCGATTCCGATGTGGTCATCGAGCGACTCTGCGAACCCGACCGGCTGGACGTATTCGTTCGAGTATCGGCATCAATGCTTGGTCCGATCCGTGATTTTGAAGCGCGTCGCCGACAGAGCATTCGCCACGGAGTGGCTGCGCAAGTGGAACGCGGCTTACCCAGGTTCAACGCTGGAGGCTGATGTGCGCGACCAGTGGACCAAGGGCAACCGCGGAGAACCGGGGGACTGGCGATGATGATCCTCGGAGTCGACCCCGGCCTTGTCTCTGGCGCCTGGGGTGTGATCAACCACCACGGGGACTACATCGCATCAGGCGCGATCCCGCACGCCGACCGCCGCATCACCGTCCGTGCGTGGCGGGAGAACCTTCTGCAGGCTGTCGGCCGCGAAGACTGCGTAGCAGCCCTTGAGAGCGTCCATTCGATGCCAGGACAGGGGGTGGCCTCAACCTTCGCCTTCGGACGCGCTGTAGGGGCCATACAGGGCCTTCTTGACCTATTGCCGTGGCCGGTCACCCTGGCGGAGCCTCGGGTCTGGAAGTCCAACATGGGCCTGACATCAGACAAGGGGTCGTCCCTGATCGTCGCCCGGCAACTGTGGCCGCAGGCCCCGCTGAAGCGCGTGAAGGATCACGGGGTGGCCGAGGCGCTGCTGCTGGCCGAGTGGCTGAGGCGTCAACGCTGATGGACGACTTGCAGGCCGACGACGAATACCGACTCGCAGATCCTGCGGGTGCGCAGCGTCGACTGCTCATGGCCGTGATCACCAGGGCCATCGAAGATTGTTGCCAGACCCTGCTCAGGAGCGAGATCAGGGCCCAGCAGAACCGGGCATACGAGGCGATCCAAGCACTTCGCTGGTTGTTCGCACCGAATGACATCGTCGGGTGGTACTGCACGATGCTGGATCTGGAGGAAAACGACCTTCGGAAGCGCCTGCTTGCATCAATGTGGAACCGGCAGACAAGTTCAGTCGCACTGAACGCTGAGCAGAAGCGCCTGTTCCGTCTGCGATACACCTGGGCGAAGCGCGACGGCATCCTGACCGAACCGTACAACATCGACGCGGAGACACAAAGAGACCAAGAAAGGGGCAAGGATGGAAACGAAGAATGACCCGGATGCGGCGATTGAGTACATCTTCAAGCACGGGCGGAAATACGCCCAGGCCAAGGCTGAGAGGGTCTACCTAGAGGAGTACCGCAAGAGCCAGAAGGCTCTGCTCATGAAGGAAGCCGAGGTCGCGGGAGAGAAGACGGCCGCGGCTCAGGAGCGCGAGGCATACGCCCACCCCGACTACATGGCCCTGCTGAAGGGCCTACAGGCCGCTGTAGCAGTCGAGGAAGAGCTCCGGTGGGGGCTGGTGGCTGCGCAGGCCAGGGTCGACGTCTGGCGCAGCCGAGAGGCATCGGCGAGGCAAGAGATCAAGGCGGTCCTGTGAAGCCCTGGCAGGTGCGCCGGTACATGGGCGAGGTCGCAGCCCTGGGCTGCCTCGCCTGCCGGCGGATCCACGGCCCGCACGACCCAGGCCCTGCCGAGCTGCACCACCCTCGGGTCGGCGCCGGCATGGGAATGCGATCGAGCGACTGGGATGTGATTCCCCTATGCCCTGAGCACCACCGCGGCAAGACCGGGGTTCACGGCCTGGGCACCCGAGGCTTCGCGAAGCACCACGGCTTCGATGAGGCCGACCTGCTGGCCGACGTCAGAGCTTTGATCAAAGACCCCAGAGAACAGTAGGGCTTGATGAATCCCTTGCATCTGATCTAAGCAGGGGTTACATTGGCATCACTGCAGCACGCAGCAACAGCGAAAGGAAAGCGAAATGACCACCACCCTGAACACCGCCGCCGACATCGACACCCTCGGCGCCATCCTCGCCAACATCGCCGTGCTGGAGAAGCGGGCAGATGAGATCAAGGCCCGCCTGAAGGAAGAGGCGAGCATCAGCGGCCAGCACCACTTCGACGGCCAACTGTTCCGCGCCACCTACAGCGAGTCCAACCGCAGCAGCGTGGACTGGAAGGCGATCACCGCCAAGCTCGCGATCCCTGCCGATCTGATTGCCGCCCACACCAAGACCACGGCCGTCTACACGGTCAAGGTCTCCACCCTGTAATCAAGGGGCCCGAGATGATCGCGCACATCTACCGGGCCCGCGGTGGCGGGTACGACCTGATCCTGACTCACGGGCCCGACCTGATGAGCGCTCGGATCAAGAGGGAGCACTACCCCACCCTGCGGGCCGCCAAGGCCGCCGCCAAGGCCCTGGGTGCCAAGCCGTGGAACTTCTGAAGAAAAGAGCCCGCCCGGGCGAACCGGGGCGGGCAAGGCGCCCGCCGGGGGAGACAGACCCGGTCGCACAAGGGGCGCCGCAGCCCAGTCTACCGAACTGGCCCTTCCCGCGGACGCTGCTGAACTACAGCCGCCCCATCCCTCCTGCCGATCTGACTGACATACCCGCTCTCTTCTAATCCTGACCAAACAGAAGGGGCTTGCATCAGAATCTAATCTGCGCTTACACTACATCCACTGCAACACGCAGGACAGCGAACCAAGGAGCTAAACATGAGCAGTCTTCTCACCGCCCAGCACATCGCCAACGCCATCTCCGTGTTGGACGCGGTCGGCAAGTTGCCCTACAACTCCACGCCCGAGCAGTGGGGTTCCCTGACGGCTCGCGCCATCATGGCCGCCATTGAGTTGCGCGTCTACAGCGGCTTGGACAAGATCAAGATCGACATCAAGGAGGAGTGACCTTCCCCCCGCTGCGGTGGCAGCGGCCTGCCCGGCGGCAGGCCAGTGTCACCAGGAGACCCATCATGACCACCATCACCGACAAGGACCAGGGCCTGAGCGTCGAGATCACCCCGGTGCCGGCGACCGTCTTCCAACTGATCTTCCGCGACACCGACAGCGGCGAGGTCATCGCCACCCGCACTTTCCTCACCGAGGAGCAGGCGATCGCCTTCGGGAACACGCTGGTGCAGCCATGACGCCGCTCATCGCCAGCCTCGCCGGCCTCGTGCCCGATGAGGCTATCAAATATCACTGGTTTGAGATACCTGACCCCGGCCAGTCGGTTCAAGTCGACGCCGAGGTCATGTCACGCCGGCTGCCGTTTCCGAAGGTTGCAGTCGCCTGCCAACTGGGGAGCAACCGGCTCGTGCTGCTGCTGGTGCAGACCGAGCAGATCACCGGCTGCGTGCCCATGCTTCTCACTCCCCGCGGCATGAGCTCGGGCAAGGCGTTTGGCTACGTCGTGCAGGACGGCGAGGTTCGCGTCTGGCACCACGACCGCACGCCGTTCGACCCGAAGACGAGCGGGGCGGCCGGGTATGCGCCGCTGATCGCCTCATTCCTGCGTAGCCTGGACACCGGGCCCGTGGCCGCCTATCAGCCTGCGCTGCGGCCGAACCACGCCAAACGCCTGCGCCAGGGCAGGCCTCCCCAGTACGACTGGGAGACGATCGTCATCGAGCCGCCGCAGCCCAAGGCGGCCCCTCAGGGCGGCACGCACGCCAGCCCCAGGTGGCACGAGCGCCGCGGGCACTGGCGCACGACACGCTCGGGCAAGCGCTGCTGGGTGCGGAATTGCGAGGTCGGCGACAAGGCCAAGGGCGCCGTCTTTCATGACTATGTGATAAACCCAGCGGGTTAGTGGGGCTTGCATCATCATAGAACCTGGGGTTACACTACAGGCACTGCAGCACGCAGGACAGCGAAAGGAAGCGAATCATGAACAAGCAACTCCTCCAGGCCGAGCGCCGCTACCAGGAGCTCCACCCGTCCACCGTGGCGGGCATCCCCTGCCTCGTGGGGGTGATCGACCTCTACACGGACACCAGCGACGGCTGGGCCGGCTCGCGGTCGTGCTTCAAGTACAACATCCTCGACCGCCGCGGCTACCGTGCCTTGTGGCTGGAGCGCAAGGCCACCTCGGCCGACGCGGTGCGCTTTGAGCGCGAGATCGTCGACAGCCGTCGTGCGTACGCGGACTGAGGCGGCCATGAGTGACTACGCCCAGGCCACCACCGATGAACTGGAGCAGTGGGCGATCGAGCGCCTGCTGCGCGATCAAGAGGAACTGCAGGCCGGTCACGATGACTGCGTCGAGCAGTCCGTCCTGAAGTCCCTGATCTGAGGAGAGCACCATGTTCGCAGCACGTTACCCGGGCCGATGCGCCCGCACGGGGGCTCAGATCGCCCCAGGAGACACGATCGCGAGCGCAGGAAGGGGTAGGTACTACCTCGTGTCTCGCGCCGCTCCTGCGGCCCCTGACGAGTCCGTCGACCCGGACGGCGCCCTGGGTGCGTCCGTCGACGAGACGCTCGACCCGCAGGATGAAGCCACGATCGCTGCAGGCCGCTACCTGCGCCGCAGCCTGGAGCGTGGGGTCAGCCATGTCTGGAGCTCGGGCGGCCGCGAGTTCTACCGCAACAAGCGCGGCCGGTGCGAGGACGCTCCCTGCTGCGGATGCTGCAATGCCTGAGTGATGCGAGGGGCCATTGAAAAACCCCTTGCGTGTTTCCGGTAACACCTCTACAGTCCACCCATCGCAACAACGAACCCGGAGCAGCAACATGAGCCCCAACACCACCGCCATCGCCAATCAACTGACCCGCACCTATGTTGTCGGATGCGACACGCTGATGGAGCTTGTGCTCAAGCAGCGCCAGCACGGCTACATCCCCACCATTCGCAGCGACTACGGCACCAAGGCCGATCGCCTCAATCGCGCCACGCTGGCCCAGGCCTACGACAGCCTAGCCACCGAGTTGGGCCTGGAGCCCTGCTTCAGCAACTACAGCCGCAGCGCCCGCGCCGAGATCATCAAGTCCTGATCCCCTCCCCGCTGCCGGTGGCAGCGTCCAGCCCCGAGGTTGGACAGTGTCACCACCAAGCGAAGGAGAAGCGAATGGAAGTCACAGTCACCCGCCACGACAAGATCGACGGCAGCCATCTGCTGGAGCTCACCTGCGGCAAGCACGGCGCCCAAATCTGGGTCGCGCCGTGGTACGTGCAGGTCTGCAGCCTGAACGCCTCGCACCGCGCCTGGGGCGGCCTGGGCAAGAGGTTCGACAGCCTGCAGGCGGCGCTCGCCAGCTACAAGTCGACCGCCATGCAAGCCATGATCCAGGTCGCCATCGTCCGTTGCAACTGAAGAGACCATCATGCCCACGTTCAAGCGTCTGACCCCGGAAGGGGTCCACGAGGGGGAGGTCGAATACCGCCCCATCATCATCAAGTCCGGCGACGTCGAGCACCGGCTCGCCCTGCACCGAGGCAGCTTCGGGTGGGTCGTCTCTGACCCCATCAGCGGCGGACGGGTCTGCGAGGTCACCCGCCTGTACAAGAAGGTGCCCTGCTCCTCCATCAACCTGGGCCCCAGGGAGGCCGCCAAACGGGCCCAGGAGCACCTCGCGGGCTTCATCGCGAAGGTGACCCCCGAGGGCTTCAACAAGCGCCTGCAGGCCGCCAGAGAGGCGTACTCCCAATGATCACCGCCCAACGAGTCGCCGCCATGCGCCAGCGCCGGGCCGCTCAGGGTCTGGTGCGGGTGGAGGTCTACGTCCACCCCGACGATGCGGCCGCCATCAAGGCTCTCGCCGCCCGCCTGCAGCAGCAGCGGCAGTCTAAGCCGGGCTAGACGCAAGCCATCGCAAGCAGTAGAATCGACAGTGCTCCGGAACGCCGCAGCCTATCCTGGGCAGGCGGCGTAACCCGGCGGGTTTTTCAGGAGATGGAGATGGGACAGAACGTCTACGTGGTCGAAGCCGAGAACCACGCGCCGCGCCTCATCGAGGCCGCACTCAGCACCCAGGCCCTGGCCTACGCCGCCCGCACCACCTACAAGGTGCGCAAGGCCAGCCAGAAGGACCTGATCGCCCTGCTGCCCACCACCAAGGTGGAGTCTGTCAGGGAGGAGCCCCAGGCCGATCCGCAGGACAGCCTGCTGGACGTCAAGGTCGACCCGGCCGGCAACGTCGTGCCCCTGGCGGCATGAACGCCACCGAGCCACAAGCCCGAGAACCGCATCAAGCCCGGCGGCAAGGTGTTCTGATACCCTCCACCGCAAAGGAGAAGCATCATGCCCGCCAGCAAGTACACCGTCGAGATCGCCAGAGAAATCTGCCGCCAGTTGGCTGAAGGCGTCCCACTGCGGGAGATCTGCAGACAGGACGGCATGCCCGAGTGGCGCACCATCTACGACTGGATGGTCAAGGACGACGCCGCTGTCGCCGCTGGTGGGGGCGCCGGCCTGTCTGCATCCATCGCGCGTGCGCGGGAGATCGGGTACGACGCTATCGCCGAGGACTGCCTGCGCATTGCTGACGACGCCTCCAATGACTGGATGGAGACGGAGCACGGGCCCAGGCTGAACGCCGAGCACGTACAGCGCAGCAAGCTGAGGATTGAGACGCGGCTGAAGCTGCTGGCGAAGTGGAACCCGAAGAAGTACGGCGAGCGCGTCCAGGTGGCGGGTGACGCCGATGCGCCGCTGAAGGTCGAGGCCGAGGTGAACGCCGAGAAGCTGCTGAAGACGATCCTGGAGCACGCCCAGTTGACGCGGCAGGCGGATCAGGCGTGACTTGCACAGCCGGCGGAACTGCAGTAGACTGCGGCCGTTGGCGTGAGAACCGACGGTTAGGAGCCCTTGCTCATCGACCCGCCTCCCAGCCCCTCGGGAGGTTCTCACCGGGTCGAGTAGCAAGGGCTTCGTCGTTTCTGCGTCAGCCGATGCCATGCGGTACGTCGGTGGTGGCTGGAACAACCCCGTTACACGAGCAAGCCAGAGCGGGGGCGGTGGGCGAATCCCTAGAGCCGGGTGGTTGAAACAAGTCTGGGGTAGTGCGACGCGATGGCGTGGCTCCGAAGAGCAGGCACAGAGCGAACTTGTGATGCGGTCACGGTTAGGCTGTGCTTTGCTCAAGCATTCACCAAAGAGCAGGCATAAGGGGTAAGAGAGTATGTGTCCATGTGGGGGGATCTTGGATGTAGCTCAACTGACGGCGGGGCGGTGGCGGATGCTCTGCAAAGCCTGCGGAAGATATGAGGTGTTCACTCGGGTTTTGTATGCGGGTGTTTGAACTGATCTTCTGGTCCCTGGTGGCGGGTGCGTTGCTGTTCGGCCTGTTCGGTCCGCTGGGGGGGTACTGATGGGTCGACCGAAGGTGATCCACACCTTGGAGAGCGTCCTGGCCCGCACGGTGGAGGTCGGAGATTGCCTGGAGTGGCAGGGCTTCATGCAGGACGGCCGGACGCCGCTGATCAAGGTCCACAACCGGCTGCTGACGGTGCGGCGGTTCATCCGTGAGTTGCAGGGCACGCCTGCTGCGCCTGGGCGCTTCCTGTCGGCGTCGTGCGGCAACCCGCGGTGCGTCAATCCGGCGCACATCCTAGAGCGCACATCCAAGCAGCATGCGCGGTACATTGCCTCGTGCGTCGACATGCGGCACCCGGTGCGGATCGTGAAGCTGCAGCGCGTGAACGCGCACAAGCGGGCGCTGACGGATGAGCAGGTGCTGATGGTGCGGACGGACCCGAGGAGCGCGGCGGCGCTGGCGCGGGAGTTTGGCTGCTCGAAGAGCACGGTGTGCAACATCAGGAACGGCGACTCGTACCGCGAGATCGCCGCGAACCCTTGGGATCAGTTGCTGAGGGTGGCATGACTGACGAGCGCATTGCCGAGATCATGGGCTGGGAGCCGAAGCACATGCGCGGGGCGCTTTCCGGTGATTTGCCGGACAGGCTGCGCCTCCTAGCCCGGGAGGCGGCCCAGGAGGCTCTACAAGGCGCTGATGTGCTGGCGGAGTACTCTGGTAGCAACGGAGCCCGGCAGTGGGCTTCGGCGGGCTCCTGGCTGATGCCTGGGCAGAAGATCGTGGTGCTCGGTGGCTGACATCGCCGAGTTGCTGGCGCAGCCTGATGCTCAAGGGGCGCTGCAGGCTCTGCCGGCTGAGAAGCGGCTGGCGTATCTCTGGCGAGCGCGGTGGCTGCAGACGGCGCACGCGCATCAGGTGCTGCCGCCTGGGGACTGGTGGTCGATCTGGCTGATGCTGGCCGGCCGGGGAGCGGGGAAGCTGGCCTGCGTCGACACCCCGATCCCGACGCCGTCTGGCTGGGTGCGCAATGGCGACATCCGAGACGGAGATGTCGTGTTCGACGAGCGCGGCAACCCATGCCGCGTGGTCGAGGCGCACCCGATCACGGTGCCCGAGACAGCGTATCGGGTGACGTTCAGCGACGGGTCGACGATCGACGCTGGCGGCGAGCACCTGTGGACGACGATGACGCACCGTACGCGCAAGCAGATGCAGCGGCACGGGATCGACCGGGTGCCGGACGACTGGGCGACCTACCGTCACCCGCTGCTGGACAGCCACCACAACATCGTGGGACTGTGCGGCGCTGAGACGTTGACGACGGCCAGGATCGCGCAGACGCTGACGTACAGCGCCAGGGGTGACCTGAACCACTGCATCCCGACGACGCAGCCGCTGAACCTGCCCGAGGCGGACTTGCCGATCGACCCGTGGACGCTGGGCTACTGGCTGGGCAATGGGGACTCAAAAGGGCAGAGGCTGACGGCCGGCAGCTACAAGGGCAACTTCGACGATACGCATGTTCTGAACATGCTGGGGCGCGAATGCACCATCACCAGGGAAGCTGAGCACGGCAGGTCAAGCGTGCGAGTCCCGGGACTGCGCCGTCAACTGAAGGCGGCGGGCTTGCTGGGCAACAAGCACATCCCTGCGGTGTACATGCGGGCGTCGGTGGCTCAGCGGCTGGCGCTGCTGCGTGGCTTGTGCGACTCGGATGGGTACGCCGATTCAAAGATCGTCGAGTTCTGCTCGGTCGACAAGGTGCTGGCGCAGGACGTCCACGAGTTGGTGGTGAGCCTGGGCGAGAAGGCTGCGCTGAACGAGGGCCGGGCGACGCTGAACGGCCAGGACTTCGGGCCGAAGTACCGGGTGACGTGGAGGTGGGCGCGGTTCAACCCGTTCAGTCTGCCGCGCAAGGCGGAGAAGCTCGGCCCACCGAAGGCGCAGGGGTTCAAGCACGGCCACCGCATGATCGTGAGCGTGGAACCGATCGAACCCAAGCCGATGCGGTGCCTGACGGTGGACAGCCCGTCGCGGCTGTATCTGGCCGGGCGGAGCATGATTCCGACGCACAACACGCGCACGGCTGCCGAGCAGATCGGCTGGTGGGCCTGGGAGATGCCAAGCACGCGGTGGCTGGTGGCCGCCCCGACGAGCGCGGATGTCCAGGGAACGTGCTTCGAGGGGGAATCGGGACTGCTGTCGGTGATCCCGCCGCCGCTGATCAAGCAGTACCTGAAGCAGCCCAGGCCGACGATCACGCTGACCAACGGGTCGATGATGATCGGCATCCCGGCATCGGAGCCTGAGCGCTTCCGGGGGCCGCAGTTCCATGGGGGTTGGTGCTGCATCCCGGGAACCATGATCGCCGCTCCGGACGGAGAGCGGCCGATCGAGACACTGCGGGCTGGTGATGTCGTGCTGACCCGGCACGGCCCGAGGCGAGTGCTGGCGGCCGGCCCGTCGGGCAATCCAGCGGGTTTGGTGAGGCTGGAGTGTGGCGAGACGAGCTTGACTGTGACCGAGGACCATCCCATACTGGTGGGCGACCAGTGGGTGGCTGCTGGCGACGTCAAGGAAGGCTCCTCGGTATGGGCTACAAGTACATCGGCGGCAGGTACGCGCACCGGGTCATCTACGAGCGGCACCACGGGCCGATTCCGGCTGGCTGGGTGGTTCATCACCGAGATGGCAACCCTGGCAACAACGACATTGCGAACCTTGAGGCGATGCCTCGGGCTGAGCACAACCGGATGCACCAGACCGGCAAGCCGACCACGGACGCTCAGAAGGCCGCTGCAGCGGCTACTCTGGCCAAGCTGCGCACTCCCAAGGATGGACGCTGCCTTCAGTGCGGCGCCGGGTTTGTCTCCCTGGCCGTTGGGCGGGCTGGTTCCTTCTGTTCTCGCGATTGCACGGAGCGGTGGCGTCGCAACGTGTTCCAGCCCGAGCAGCGAGCCTGTGAGGTCTGCCGGGGCGCGTACATCGCCACCAAGCGGTTCCAGCGGTACTGCTGCCGGGCGTGCAACAACCGATCCAAGGTGCGAACCTACCGCAGTCAGCCGACTGGTGGTACGCCGCGTCGAACGCTTGCCCAACGCCCCGACGTACAACCTGACTGTTGAGGGCGAGCACGAGTTCATCGCCAACGGCATCGTCGTCCACAACTGCGACGAGCTGGCCGCCTGGGACTACCTTCAGGAAACCTGGGACCAGATCCAGTTCGGCGTGCGCCTGGGTGCGCGGACGCGGATGGTGATCACCACGACGCCGAAGCCGAAGGATCTGGTGATCGAACTGCTGGGCCGGGAGGGCGACGATGTCGTCGTGACCAGGGCGTCGACGTACGCGAACCTCGGCAACCTCTCGGCGAACTTCAAGAAGCAGATCCTGCAGTACGAGGGCACGACGCTCGGCCGGCAGGAGATCCACGCCGAGATCATTGACCCCGAGGAGGGCGGCATCGTCAAGCGGGCGAGTTTCCGTCTGTGGCCTGCTGACAAGCCGTTCCCGAAGTTCGAATACGTGGTGCAGAGCTACGACTGCGCGACGTCGGAGAAGACGCAGAACGACCCGACTGCTTCGAGCACCTGGGGCGTGTTCAAGCCCGAGGACGGGCCGATGTCGGTGATGCTGATCGACTGCTGGCAAGACCGGCTGCAGTATCCCGACCTGCGGCCGAAGGTGATCGACGAGTATGAGACGGTCTTTGAGTCGGGGGCTGACGGGCGCGAGAGGAAGCGGGTGGACCTGATCCTAATTGAGGACAAGTCGGCTGGCATCTCCCTGATTCAAGACTTGCAGCGGGCGCATCTGCCGGTGCGGGCGTACAACCCCGGCAGGGCAGACAAGGTGCAGAGGCTGAACATCGTCTCGCACATCATCGCCCGGGGGCGGGTGTGGATTCCCGAGTCGACGCAGCGCCGCGGGTATGTGAGGGACTGGGCTGAACCCCTGGTGTCGCAAGTCTGCGCATTCCCGCAGACCACGCATGATGATCTGGTGGATACTGTGACGCAGGCCCTTCGATTCCTGCGCGATTCCGGCTGGTTGGAGGTTGACCCACCGCCTCGGGATGATTGGGACGAAGACGACTTCGCAGACACTGGTCGCCCGAAGCGGGAGAATCCGTATGCGGCGTGATGGCACGCAGGTGTTTTCGGTCTACGAGAAGCATGTGATGCTGGACCGTGATCAGGAGGTGTTCGAACATCTCCCGAGCCCGTTGTGCTGGTGCATGCCGCGCCTGGAGTACGTGGACCCCGAGACCGGCAATGAGGTGTGGGTTCACCACGAGCCGCACTGAAGGACACGCATGGACGAGCCGACCCTGGAAGAACTGCAGCGAGCGGCGCGTCCGTCGTTTCGGATGTCCAGCGCCGGGCGCCGCCGGCCTGATCAGCGCGGTGGCGGGGAGGCTCTGGAGACGATCGGCGGCGCCCTGGCGGGCAGCGTGCCTGCCGGGCTGGCGGGGCTTGCCATGCTGCCCTTCCGCGGGCCTGCAGGGGCCGCTGAGACGGTCGAGAGGGTGCAAGACGTCTTCACCCCCATGCCCACGACGGAAGGCGGCGTACGGGCCACCATGGGCCTTGCGCAGGGCCTTGCTCCGCTGGGGGCGCCAGCCCAGGCTGTCGGTGATTTGACGCTGCGGGCGACGGGTTCGCCGCTGGCGGCGACTGCGGCCGAGATTGCCTTGGATCCGCTGAATGCCCTAGGGATTGCGGCGGCTGCCAAGCCTGCTGCGCGTGCGGCGGCGGCCGGCGCCCGGGCGGCTGGCCGGGGTGCGCGGCGTGCAGGTGCGGCCGCGGTCGAGAACCTGGGACCGAAGGTGGCCGAGCTCGCCGAGAGCTACATGCGCCGGTCTGGCATGACGCCGGAGATCACGACCTACCACGGCACGCCGCACACCTTTGCTCCTGAGCCTGGGCTGCCGCTGGGGCGGTTCCGCGCCGAGAAGATCGGCAGCGGCGAGGGCAACCAAATGTACGGACATGGCATTTATGTCGCAGAGAACCCGGCCGTCGGCAAGAGATATGCTGAGCAACTCGCAAATCGAGATGCTTCCAATCAGGGCAGGTTGAATGCTCACGCAAACGCAAAAAGGTTGGCTGAACTACAGGGCGGAGCAAATTATGCGGCCGATGATATTCGTTTCGTGCTAGAGACGAATGACGATCACCCGCAAAAGAAACTGCTGCAGGATACTCTTTCATTTCTTGAGAGCGGCAAATACAAAGAGCCACTAGAAAAAACTGGTTCGTTTTATTCTATTGACCTTCCGGACACAGTTGTCAATCGAATGTTGGATTGGGACGCGGCCATCAGTGAGCAGCCCGAACTGGTGCAGAAGGCATTGCAAAATCTTGCCGCGAAGGATCGAGCGAAGTTTGGAGAAGGCGGCGGGTTCGACTACTACATGGCCGACCCGGACAGCTACTCGGGCGAGAGCATCTACCAGTATCTTGCAGAGCAGTCTGGAGGCCAGAAGGAGGCGTCGGTGCTTTTGCAAAGTCAAGGCGTGCCGGGAGTCAGGTACTTCGATGAATTTTCTCGCGATCGTGGCGAAGGTACGCGCAACTACGTCGTGTTCCCGGGCGAGGAGCAGAATCTGCGCATCTTGGAGCGCGACGGCGTGAAGGCAGAGAATGCGGTCAAGAAGGCCCAAGGTGGGGCTGTGGAAGGATCAGACATGAGCTACTCGCAGGTTGTGGACCGCATCAAGAGCGGTCTGGTCCAAGGCGGCATGGACAGCGGGCAGGCGATGGAAGCCGCTCTGCGGATGGCCGAAGCCAAGATGAAGTCCGGCGGTGCTGTGCTGATGGCGGGCGGCGGAGATGCGGAGCGGGAGTTGACGCTCCAGGCCCGCAACCGCAGTCTTGCGGCGCTGGATCGCGGTCTTGCCCCAAGGGCTCGCAAGGCATGGGACGGCCCGATGCCGAATCGTCCGGTGATCAACGGTCGGGCGATGGTGAGCGCTGAAGAGCTCGCCGACTTTCGCCGGCAGTTCGGCGCGGACAAGACGCTGCGCGACCTGCGGAATGCCGACCGTGGCCTGACGCGCCGCGGCGAGACGCCGTCGGCGCAAGACATGAGGGCGCGTGGACCACAAGGGCCCAGCGAGGCCCCTGCAAGCCCCTACAGCGACCCGTCGAGGGTGATGGAAGGGGTAGCTGCCTCCCAGCGCGAGATCGCCCGTCCTGGGCGCGATGCGGTGGAGCCGGTGGCGCCCGAGCTTGCCCTGGCGCTGGCTCCGCGCATTGCCCAGTTGCTGGGGGTGAGCGCAAGCGCCCTGCGGGCTCGGCTGGCGGCGGCCGGCAAGGACTGGCGCAACACGCCGCCTCGGGGCGCGGACAAGGCAAAGTGGGATGCGATCGTCA